CGATCAATTAATAGCATGTTTCGTATCGTGCAAACGTTATAAATACTAACTCAACAAACTTGTGAAATGATTTACTACATAGGCCTGAACGGGGATGCAAAAATGTTTGCTCATAATTTTAATAATCAACGTGTTATAATATTCGTGTATTCGTCGGGAAAGATATTCGTGGAGGCGGATAATGGTTGCTTGATCAAGGAATATATAGATTCAGGGTACTTTAATAAATTCGTGAATTACTTGCAAAAACAAGGGATAAAAGTGGTATCTTTGCAATAAGAACTCCAAGAGGGTCAGGTGCATTCACGTGTGCTTGATCCTCTTTTTTATTAAAAGATAGTAATATGAATGTTTTCCCGAGTAAATTCAGATTTCTGTTCGAACGTAATGGAATTCAATACGAGTGCAAGTATTCCCCGGACGAGTGGAATAATAACGTGTTAAACTGGAACAGAAGTTCGGATAGTGCCGGTATCATGATCAAATATTCCACCAGCTTTACTTTTATAAAAGAAGACGCTGACTACTTGAGAGATTGTTTTAATACTAATGGTGTTTTTGCAAAAGTGCGGTTTGTCGTGGAAGAATATGATTACGAAACTTTTAGTTTCAAACCTTATTATAGTGGGGATATTGATTTTTATTCTTACGAGAATTCAAAGAACAAAGTATCTATTGTCACTTCGGACATAAGTTACAAGGCGTCAATCGATGCGAATTTAGACACGACCTATGAAATTGATATTCCTAACGCATCCGATTTTGTCAGGTATGATAGATTGATGATATTGAGTAATTCAAGTTTTTATTCATTTTACGAGGACAACACGTTATCCGGCGCTAAGCAAAGAACAGATGTTTTTTCTTCTATGATAATGAATAAAGAGGATTTTGATCCTAAAAATATTTTTCATGACGTTGATCAAGGAACAATGTCTAATGACAATTGGATCGCAATGTTTAACGATCAGTCAAACATCACTTGTAATGTAAAGTACAAGATAAATAAGATCACGTTTTCATGGACTGGAAATCTTGATGGTTTTTCAGCTAATTGTTCCATATATTTAAAAGTAGGTGATTCAACGTACTCCGTGTACAAATATGAATCTAGTGGGACACCATTATTTGTGACTCAAGACGTATACACGGAAAAAACAATCAAATTTAACGTGAATAAAGGAGAGAAGATTTTCGCTGTTATTGATTATACATGTAAAGGGCATGGGACACTTAGCTCTGCCGTACAAATGATTGTTGATGCAGATTTAGAGGTAAGTTTTGATTATACTTATAGATCAAGTAAAAGTAAGGACATTTTCGGGTTGCGCCCGTTGGATCTATTATCTAACTTGGTAAATAAAGCGACCGAGGGACAATATAATAAAATCAAATCCGATTTATTGACGATGGGAGAGGTAAGCAAAATGCTTATCACGTCAGGAGATCTCATCCGTGGAACGTCAGGCGCAAAGATAAAAACATCTCTTAAAGATTTCTTCCAAGCATTTAAATCCATGTTCGGGGCGGCATACACGTTTAGAAACATCGATGGCGAAGAAACGTTGGAAATAGAGAATATAAACTATTTCTATGATCGAAACACGATGATCACGGAAGTAGGTGATATTAACGATTATTCAATGAAAGTGAAGGATAACGATATATACAACAAGCTTAAAATAGGGTATGAAGATCAAACGTACGACGAGGTAAACGGGAAGAAGGAATTTAACACCACCCTTGAATTTTCAATAAACTCGAAGCATAACGGGAAAGAGTTAAATCTAGTGAGTCCTTATCGAGCGGATATGTACGGTATCGAGTTTACTATAATAGATTACGAGCAGCAAGAGACAACGGATAGCGATAATGATAATGACGTGTTCATTATCCATACTGGAAGTCAAATATACGGTTTTATAAACGGGTATTCTTTAAACCGCTACTACAAGATATTGAATAGCGATAATTTTGCCGGGGACACGGCTTTTAACGTCTACTTGTCTCCCAAGAGATGTTTATTACGTCAGATAGAATATATAAAAAGCTTGTTCATGTTTTCCGGGTCAATATTAAAATTCGCTTCTTCTCCAAAGGATTACAATGTGACATCAACAGGTAACATTATTGAACATTCGGATATAAATTTGGACGGATATAATTACTTGTTCAAACCGATCAATCATGAATTTGAAACGATAGTCCCTAGAAATATTTCTGAATTGATCGAGGAAGGATACAGGGGATATATAGCATTCATTAACGAAGATCAAATATTAAAAGGATTTATAGAATCTATAAGCGAGAATCCAGGAAGGAATAAATCTCAGAAATGGAAATTAATCGAGTTGTAATATTGATTTCAATATAAATTTTATTACATTTGTATTGAAAAGAACCCCAAGAGGGTCAATGCACGCGCTAATCGTGTATTGACCCTCTTTTTAATTGAATATTATGGCATTGACGTTTCCCCGGCTGAACCCAATAGTGTTCAAAGAAGAAAATATTTTATACACGGAAAAATATAACACTCCTTTTATTCAAAAATGGGATAAAGGTGATTATATCGTTTTTCAAGCACATTACGGGGGAAGTATAGCAAGGGGAGAGGTGGCTGCGAGTATAGTGGACGATAATTTAAATGTCGTGCTTCAGTTTGATAGTGCAATCATTGATATTAATAACTGGTATCAAGTTATTTTTAGGGGAAGTTGTAATTTGCCAGATGGTATATATAGAGTAAAATTGTACTCTACTGCCGGAAAGTTTACTTTTTATTCAAATTGTATACAGATTGGAACTTTCCCCGAAAGTTTGTTGCTAACATATACTTGTAAAACAAATAAATTTGATTGTATTTTTCGCGATTCTGAATACGCTTACTTTTTCGTGCTGCGAGTTGATGGAGGGGTTAAATCGTCGGATATAAGTTACAATTCGGATGATGTAATCTACACTTCGCAGGATAGAGTGGTATACTTGCTTGATTCTATCCCTTACACCGTAAGGAAATACACGTTTGGTAATTCATACGGTCTACCTTCTTGGTTGGCAGACAAGATTAACAGGTTGTTATCGTGTGATAGTATACTAATTAACGGGGTAAAAGTAGTTAAAAATGACGGGGCGAAACTTGAAGTTATTGGATCGGATGCTTACCCTTACGTGGGGTTAAATATTGAACTTTTAAGGCAAGAAGAAGGATATTCAGAAGGATTGTATTTCGATGAAGAAGAGATGATGCAGGGAGGAATGACCGTTGAGATGGTTGATTCTACCCCTTCTTATTCAATTTCTGCTCCAAGAACAGGAAGAATTCATATTGAAACATTTGAAAACACGTTCAACTAATGGCAACTGAAGATAATTTACGAGATAGGGCGAAGGAAATTAGAGGAGCTTTTGAACCTTCATCGGTCACGAACGAGGCTGTTGGCGGGCTATTGCTTGATATTATTAATTTCTTCATTGACTATGGTGGAAATGGTGGAGGAGGGGGAAAACCTGATGCTCGTTATTGGAGCAAGGAAGAGTTGAAGATGTTGGATCAATATTTGTATGTTTTAAATGACAAAATAAAGGCGTTATACGCTGATTCCGCAGGAGATTCAGAATTGTTCAAAGGTCATAAATGGGAAGATTATTTTGACCAACCCGTCCGCAAGTCCGACGCCGTGGAGTTCAATAGCGTTACCTCCACCGACTTCGAAAGCAAGTTAAAGGGATGGGTAATAGATGCCCTCGGTAACGCCGAGTTTCGTGACGTGTTGTTACGTTCTTTCAAAAGCTGGAACTTCGCCGCCGGTCCTCTCGGCGCCGGTGTCGGGATGGTGAACGATGACGAGTTGCAGACGGACAAGTTACTCGTTCGCAAGATCATGTACGTTCTTGAAATGATGATACAGCGCATGAGGTTCCAAGGAGGGATAATGGTGTTAAGCCCGGCAACGGGGTTCAAGATTGACCGTGTCGAGACGTTCGACACTTACTATCGTGTTTATTGCAGGCCGGAGGACTTCAACGAGTTCGAGGTGAACGATCAAGCGAGGATACAGAACTTCACTGGTAACAACATAAAGTACCTGTGGTCTCTCGTTCTATCAAGGGGTGACGATTACATCGACATTTCCCGTGTTGACAAGGACGGTGACGGCGTGCCTGCCGAGGGTGACGAGATAGTCCAGCTCGGTAACAGGACGAACCCGGACAGGCAGGATGCAGTGTTGTTATCTGCCGTTAACGGGGAGGTGGGTATATTCACTTATTACGGTATAAACAATTTCGATCTTTCCAGCAAGGAGGGATCGTGGCTAGGGAAACACGGGGGAAAGAAAGGTGCCGTTATCCGGGGAGAGGTTCACATAACGGCCGGGTCATCAGGTCTCGAGCAATTTGACGAGTACGAGGACGTTGACAAGAGGATACAGGACGCCAAGGACTTGGCAGATTCAGTTCAAGACGTGGTGAACAACCTCACCTCTATCATTATCCCCGATATACAGGGGCAGATAGACGGTAGCATCATGTCGCACGAGGGGAAGGTTCCACCGACGTTGACCAACGAGCCGGCGGTGAACTGGACAACGGAAGAAGAGAAGAATCGACACCTTGGCGATTACTACGACTACTTCTTGACCGTGGACGGGGAACAAGTGACTGAAAGGTACAAGTTCTCGAAAGTGAACGGTGCCTACCAATGGGTACGTGTCGCCGATTCCGGCTCGGCCTTGGCCGCCAGCGTGGCGAGGGAAGCCCTCGGTCTGGCCGGGACGAAAGCAACCATCACGTGGGGAAACACGCTACCGGAGGCACCGTACAACATCAACGACATGTGGATAAAACTTGACGGGTCGATGTACATCTGCAACCATCAAAGGTTAGACGGCGAGACCGGTTCCCAGTCCGACTGGCAGCTTTTCAATGACACCATGCTCCGGCTGGCGAAGATGGCGGATGATAACGTTATCACGAAGGAAGAGAAAGCCACCCTCCGGGACACGTGGAATCAAATACAGAAAGAGTTCACTGCCTACCAAGCGCAAGCGACAAAGTACGGGGTCTCTATCACGGCACTACAAAACGCCTACAACACGCTGAACACGTTCTTGACGAACACGGTAAAGTTGTCACGGGACGACGAGGACACGAACTTGTCCGTGGCGCAGAAGACCGAGTACAACCAAGATTTCGCCAACTACTACTCCGAGCGTACCGCATTCGCCAACGTCATAGCGCAAAAGGTGGCGGATGATTCGGTCGGCAACTTGCAAATCGGGGGGATCAATTTGGCGGATTATAGCGGGGGGGATTTTTTGGATGTCCTCGGATTGTACTCAGGAGATAGACAATACGCGTCAAAAACTACTATTGACGGGAAAGCTTGCCTGCAATACAACAATGGCTCAAAAAACATGAGATTCGCCCCCGTGAAAGTGGAAAACGCCATATACACATTCTCGATATGGGTCAAGGGAAGCGAGGAATACGACGCTCAAGTGAATCACTATAATGGTTCAAACTACGGGTCAACTACCGTTCACGTGACGACATCATGGGAAAGAAAGGTGATAACTTTCACGGCTAAAGCAGGGTCAGATATTATTCATTTCGGGACAAAAAACACGATATATATAACCGATTGGAAATACGAGAAGGGTAACAAGGCCACGGATTGGAGTCCATCTATAGCGGATCAAAACAGGCTATCAAGGGAGATCGCAAAGGCCGAGGCAGAACTAGCCGAGACCAAGGCAAATGCATACGCTGACGGTATCGTGACGGAAGCGGAGCAGAACGCTATCAACGAGGCACAGGCTAGGCTAGACGCTTTAAAGATCGGCTCCGTGAACCTCGTCAGCAAGAAGATGATGCTCGCCTGGAACGAGAAGAATAAAGATATTGCGGTGTGGGGACAGGATAGTGACGGGATTTACTTGGCGATAAATCAAGGACTCCTTTACAATTATGTTTGTGGTGGTGCCGCACATAATGACTTGTTTGGAGGGACGATAAAATATAAAGACAACACGCAATATGTATTTCAAGTTAAATGGAAATTAGCTGGAGAGCAAACTAATAATAATAGTGGGGTGTCTTTTTGGGCGTTATACACGGATGGAACGACTGATGGAATACGACTTGGATCGTTGCAAACATCTTTAATTGTAGAAAGTCTCATCACGAAAAAAGGGAAAACCGTTGAAAAGATATTTTCTTCTTACGGGGACAACGTATACCGTTCCCTTATCTACTCCCTCGCCCTATACGGGGGTAACAAGGTCTTGTCCGAACCTCCTGTTGCGACTGAAGACCTAACCGGGCAGAGTAACGTGAACCTCGTGGACGGGGGGAAAGAGGTGACGGTAGAATCAGAAAAATTAAACTATGAACACAAATCGTTGTTGGTGCCCAAATTAAAACCCAACACCGTTTATTACCTTTCTTTCAAGGCTGAGATGCTGAAAGGTAGCTTAGATACGTATAGTGCATACCTTTATAACGAGGACAATTCTACCGGTTTATCACAGATGTTAAATAGCCTTTCCGGTGGAATCATGATTACTAATAACAACTTTACAGAGGGATCTTATTCTTTGTTACTTTATGCAGGGAAAGCGGGTTCAACTTTTGGCCATTCCGTGAAGTACACGGATGTCATGCTCGTCGAGGGCTTCACCCCTCCTTCTTCTTACTCGCCATCACCGGGGGACGTGGCGAAGGATATTAAGGACGTGAGCGATGCCGTTTCCTCTTTGCAGAATTTCACGGATCAAGCGTTTGCGGACGGCATTATCACTCGCTCGGAGGCGCAAGCGATAGCGTCAAACATAAACGTGTTAAACGCCGAAAAAGCGGATATTGGCGCTTACTATACCAAGTTGTACGCTAACGCATATCTAACCGGGACGGCTAAAACGAACCTTGCAAGTGCCAAAACGGCTTACAATACCGCTCATACTAAGTTGATAGACTCGATCAACACGGCTATCGCTGACGGGAAGACAACGGCAACGGAGAAAGCTGACGTGGACGATAAATTCTCCGCTTACAATAACGCTTTATCCGCTTACCAAACGAGGGTCGGGGAAGCGAACAAGGCGATACAGGATCAGATTAAAGCATTGGCGGAGCAAGATGCGACGAACAAGGTGAACGGGATACAGATCGGGGCTAGAAACTTGCTTTTAAATTCCGGGGTAGAAGTAACGAACGGGGCTTACAACATTAAAAACTACGAAACCTCCATTCCTCTTTTGCCAGGTAAAAAATATACCGTTGTAATAAAAGGAACAACGACCGGGGGGCAAACATTAGGACTTTGGTTTAATGGTGGGAGTAATGGAGGCGGAATGTTTCCATCAAACATGACTGATGAAGTTGCTTTTATTCATACCACTTCCCCATCCGTGCTTAATATTAAAGATTATATCAATTTTTATAATTACCCGTCATCCGGAAGTGCTGCCAACCCCGCAACGATAAAATGGGCTTGTCTTTACGAGGGACACGTGAAGCCCCCGATGGATTGGGTACAAGCCCCGGAAGACATAGACAAAGCGATTCAAGACTCTATCGCCAAAACGGTAGACATTACCGCCCCCTCGCAAGTGTTTAAATACGGTCCGGGATACACGGGAACACCAACCCCGTCAAGTATCGTTTTAACGGCCACACCGAGGAATTTCACGCCAACTTCTTACCAGTGGCAATTCTTGAACGGAAGCACGTGGATAAATATTACCATCGACGGGGCATCTTCCACTTATTCCGTGAATCCAAATAGCACGACATTATTCCCAAGTGGCACTAACGTTCGCACGTTCCGGTGTATCTGTAACGGGGACGAGAAATTATCAGATAGTTTTACCCTGGCGAAGCTGGCGGATGGTGCCACGGGGCAGCCGGGTGCGGACGGTAGAGGCGTGAAGTCCACCGCTGTCACCTACCAGTCCTCCACGAGTGGCACGACAGTACCGACGGGGACGTGGTCGGCAAGTATACCGGCGGTGGCGGCGGGTTCCTATCTCTGGACTAAGACGGTAATAACCTACACGAGTGGAGATCCTAGCACCATGTATTCCGTGGCGAGGATGGGAACTAACGGAACTAACGGTAACAACGGGAACGGTGTAAGCAGCACGGTGATAACGTACCAAGCCTCCACCTCCGGCACGACAGCCCCCACCGGGACGTGGGGCAGCACGATACCTTCCGTTCCGGCAGGGCAATACTTGTGGACGAGAACGGTTATCAATTACACGAACGGGAGTAGTTCCACGATTTACTCCGTGGGGATGACAGGGAAAACGGGAGCGGACGGGAAAGACGCTTACACGATATTACTTGGCAACGAATCACACGCTTTCGCCGGTTCAACGGCAGCGGCGTTGGCAGGATCTACAACTTGTAGTGTTGTGGCGTACAAGGGGGCCACACGAGTGGCCGCAACAATCGGTACTATATCCGGTTTACCAACGGGCATGACGGCAAGCGTGGCTAGCAACGGCACAACGACACCCGTTATTACCTTCACGGTGACAACGAGCATGACGACGGCGAGCGGGACTGTTAATATACCCGTAACGGTGGATGGCAAGACGTTCACGAAGGTATTCTCGTACTCGATAGCGTTCAGGGGCGACCCGGGAGAGTCTATTAACGGGAAGATGTTGTACAAGGACCCGGAGTTCAAGAAGGGATTAAACGGGGTGGAAAAATACACTAATTCAAGCAACGTCTCCCCTGATTACATCGCTTCGAAACTAACGGTAGAGAGAGTTACCAAGCCATCGGATGCCCCGACACAATCCGGGTACTGCTTGAAGATCACGTGTAAAGCAGCTCAATCACCCGGGTATGGCGGGGGGTACCAGTCTATAACCTCCCGGGCGAATGCCGTGTTTGTGCAAAAAATTATCGCCAAAATACCCGTTGGTTATCAAATAAATACAGCTTCCAATAGCATGGGAACAGGCTACACTGACACGTGGCTAACTCCCACGAAGGGTACAGGGAAATACACGACGTACCTTCGTAAGGTTGTCTGCGGGACAACCGGAAATTTTAGCACAGGCGGACACGTGTACATAAATGGTAGCCCCGCTCCCACCGAATCCGCCCCGTTAGAATGGTATATCGCTTACATGACGGCGTTCGACCTGACCGCCGACGGGTACGGGGATATAGAATTTAGCGCCAAGGATGATCTCGCCCAACAACTTGGGTATAGTAATTTTGACAAGATGGTAGAGAACGCCTCGAAAGGTGAAACGATAATCAAGGGGGCGTACATTAACACCAAGTTGATTGACGTGGAGACGCTGGTGGCGGACACCGCTCTGGTTGACAAGCTTATCGGGCGAGAGTTAAATTTCACGCTCGGTAGCGTTGGCGGTTTTAAGATGGAATCCACCCTGTTGTACTCCGGGGCGAAATTCGGCACGGGTGGTGCTGGAATCGCCATGCAGTCCATGACGAATAATTACGGGTTCAACGTGTACAAGGATAATAATAATTACGTGGAGATGTTCCAACGTTCTAGCGAGTGGGGATTGAAGGGAGTGGTTAATGGTAGTCCTGTATTTCAATTTGGATCAACAAATAAAATTGGGCCTTTTTCTTATACCGGTAACTTGCTTGTAGCGGATAACCCGTACATGCTAGAAAATGGTTACAAGTATGATGGTGGATTAGTGTTATCCCCGAATCATATCTATTTTAAATACGCCATGGGTTCAATTTACCAGCAAAGCGTGTACATTGGCGTGAAAGGTGAGCACGGAAGTTCAAGCTACGGGGATAACACAGTCTTAGGTGTAGAAGGAGGGGATATTTGGCATCAAGCTGGTGATTTCTATGCATCCAATATTCGCTTGCGTGGAGACATGGACGTGTACAACAATTCTATCATAAGAATGAAAGGTCAAATTCACTTTGACAACGTGGTTACTTATACTGGAAGCGGTGCGGTTACCATAACTGCTGACTCTGGACATTTCATTTATTTAACTCCCATAACTGGTAATCCAGTGGTTAGCGTGTCTTCCGGTTTGCCTATCGGGAGCTGGTTTATTATAGCACATGCAACAACCGCTGGAGGCTATTATTACATCAAGCTGAGTGGATCGGATCGTTTTAGACGGAGAGGTAACGCGTATCAACAGGTAAACTCGAATAACCAAGATCCATCTTTGATATTTAAAGTCAATAATACCACGTGGATCATTGGGAATTTACCCGTGAACTGGATAGATTGGAATTAATAATTAAATAAAAGACCATGGAAAAAACAATCAAAATCAATTTCAAGAAACTGAAACTCACCAGCCTGTCCGGCGAGGTGAAAGAGATGGATACAAGAGAGGCTATAGGGGAATTAATTTACTCCGGGGCGAACGGTATCGGTTACAAGTTGCTGGCGGAAAAGATTTACAAGTCAGATAGCGAGGTAGAGCTAGACGAGAACGAGGGGAAATTACTTGTCCGGCTGCTTGACAGCGATTTTTTCACGAACAAGCTAACGGACGCCATACGTGCTTGCATTGAATAAAACAACTTAAATTTTGAAATCATGAAGAAGAAGCAAATTTTTTGGTTGATCGTTGCCATAGCGGTGGTGACGTTGATCGTTCTCGTCAAGGTATTCCCGTTTTGGGTGTCGTTGACGAGTGTTATTTCCTTCGGTTGCGGCGTGGTGCTGGGATACTGTGTCAAGATGTTTCGTGACAAGCACGTTAAAACGAGATAATCATGGAAGAGAGAAACGTGATAGGTGGGTTCATGGCGGCGATCATGAGTAACCTGCTAGATTTCATGGAGCCGTTGAAATGGTTCTTGCTGCTGGGTTTCATACTGATCATCGTTGACCTTCGTTTCGGTATACTGGCGGCGAAAGCCCGTGGCGAGGTGATACGCCCGTCGAGGGCGATACGCCGCACGGCCAACAAGATCATAGATTACCTGTGCTGGATACTCGTGGCGGGGGCGATGGGGAAAGCCTTCGGTATTCCTTTTGACGTGCCGATATTGCCGTCTATCGTTTTGCTAGTGGTGTACGGTTGCGAGATAAACAGCTGTTACGGGAATTACTTCGAGGCTCACGGGAAGAAGGTCAAGATAAATGTATTTAAATTTTTCGCCAAGAAGGCGGACATAATAGAGGTTAAAGATGAATAACGAGAAATTAAGCGAGAATTTTACCATAGAGGAGTTCACAAGGAGTGATAAGGCTAAAGAACTAGGGATAACAAACGAGCCGGGAGAGAAAGAACTGGCGGCGTTACGTGTACTGGTTAGCCGGACGATACAGCCCTTGCGGGACAAGCTAGGTGTTCCAATCCATGTTAATTCGGGATACAGGTGTCCGGAGCTGAACAAGGCGGTGGGCGGTGTACCCACGTCGCAACACCAGAAAGGCGAGGCGGCAGATTTAAGTATAGACGGTAAGGCGAATGACATTCTAGAGGCGTTAGAGAATAACAATATCCCCTTCGACCAGGCTATACTTTACCGGAAGCAGAATTTTCTTCACGTGTCGTTAAAGCTTGACGGGGTGCAAAGAAGTAACGTTATAATAAAGATGTGACATGAGAATAAGGGTAGGCAAAAATATATTTTTCAAGATAACGGTGAACCGGCTGAACGACGAGCCGGAAGATTTCACGGACGCTAGAAACGTGAAATTGACGATAAACCGGAAGTACAGCAGTTATCAAGTATCTCCCCCTTTAACGATACACGACAACATTATTGAATTCGAGTTCGTTGGCGGCGGTAACGCTACCTCGGGGCAGTACGAGGTTCACCTGTATTACGAGAAGCTGAACGAGGCTAGCGTGACCGGTATTGACAAGTTCTACCTTGACTTCTGCAACGCTTTCATTCTCGTTGACTTGACTTGCAAGGAAGACACCGGTTTCGAGAGCGAATCACCGTCCATCAACTTGAAAGGGATTATCGAGCGTAACAGGGACGGGAAAGACGGGGTGACACCGAGGATAGACCCGGAAACGAAGCACTGGATGATCGGTATCGAGGACACGGGGATCGTGGCAGAGGGGAAAGACGGCTTAACCCCGTCTATCGGCGAGAACGGCAACTGGCGAATCGGGGACGTTGACACGGGCAAACCTTCCCGTGGTAAGGCTTTCGAGTATTCCGATTTCACGGAAGAGCAAATCAAGGAGTTACAGGAGCCGGCTAGAGCCATGATCGATGCCTTGGATACCCTTGATAAAGCGGTGACGGCAAACGAGCAACAGCGAATCAATAACGAAAATGCACGTGTCACTAGCGAGAATAACCGGAAGGAATCCGAGATCCTAAGAAAAAGTGCAGAGGATACCCGTGCCAGCAACGAGGAAGCTAGAGAAACGGCAGAGACTGGCAGGGCGAGTGCCGAGGATAACAGGGTAAAAGCCGAGCAATCGAGGGTTGAATCGGAAAGCAACAGGGTGAAAGCGGAAACCCTCCGTGTCGAGAAAGAGAACGAGCGTCAAACTGCGGAGAACACTCGTAACACGAACGAGCAATCACGAAAAGAAGCCGAAACGAACCGTGTAAAAGCAGAAGAAGGACGTGTTACCGAGTTCAACAGGTTGAAATCCGAATCGGAAACGGCAACTTTAAATGCCACCGAGGAAGCAAATTACGCCAAGGAACAAGGGGACAACGTGGCGGGGACGGTGAACGAGATAAAGACAGCGCAAGATGAATTAACGACAAGTATAAACAACCTCACCACCGTTCTCAACACCCAACAAGGAAACAGGGCCTTGTACGTTGCCGCCGGTGCCGTGTATAACAAGAAGACGGGTTTTTATGAGTTGAACGGGTTGACGGATATAACGGAGGAGCAGATGAAGGTGATTTATGTTCAAACTCATGGAATGGAACGTATTACAGATATGCAAGATGTTTTCTCTAGTTTAACTTTTAGAACAAATTTAGGTTTAAGTAGAATAAGGCGTATGGGATCACGAGTTTTTAATATTAAAAATGCTTTTAGAGAAAATAAATCGTTAGAGGTACTTCGTATTGGTCCTGATGATGATAATTGGACAATGTCTTGTGAAAATATTCAAAATTTTATTTTTAATTGCACAAAATTAAAAAAGGTACTTGGATTTTTACAATGTCGAGGAAATATTTCAATATTGGAAATTCCATTACTTGAAGAAATCAGGATAAAACATTTATCTGGTAATTTTACCATAAATTCCTCTTTCATCAGCCTTGAATCACTTCAATATCTAATCGCTAATGCTATTAATCCCTCCCCGATTACGATTACGGTTAATGCTGACGTGTACGCAAAGATTCAAGATGAAACAAACGTTGAATGGCACGCCTTGATCGAGACCGCAGCAGCTAAACAGATAACATTCGCAACCGCTTAAATTGAAAAATCATGATACATATCACGAGCAAAGAAGTGTACAGCGATTCCGGCAAGTTCGTTCATCGACTTGGCACGGAATCTTATTTCAAACGGTCTACCTTGTTACCGGGTGATACAGCCGGTAATTTCGAGGAAGTTGATGAAGTACCGGAAGAAACGGGAACTAACTACAATGAAGAGGTGAATAGCATGATCCGGGAAAGATACTCTCTTTCTGAAGAGTTAGCCATCCTCCGGCAAAGGGATTCAAAGCCGGACGAGTTCGAGGCTTACAACGAGTACGCAGAGTATTGTAAAGTGGAAGTAAAAAATAGAAAGCATGAGAACAACGATACTTTTAATGATCTTGTTGATGTTGAGTTGCAAGAGCGTGAAGTACATCCCGGTGGAAACGACGGAAACGAAGACTGAACACAAGGGTAAAGAAAGCAAGGATTCTACCGTCGTGAAAGAAGTCGTGAACACTCGTGATTCAGTTGTCTTTCGTGATTCTGTCGTGTATACATACAACGACAAGGGAGAGCTTTTAAGCAAGGAAATTTGGCACTGGAAAGAAAGATACAGGGACAAAGACAATGAATACCACGAGCTAAAGGCAAAATACGATTCGTTGAATGTCGCAAAGCGAGATTCTATCCGTGTTCCTTACCCGATTGAAGTAATAAAGGAGAAATATCGTGTCCCGAGATCGTTATGGTGGCTCGTTATCCTGCTAGCCGGGTTAAGCGTCCCTTCCATCCTTAAAATACTACGTAAACTAAAGCTGATAAAAATATAGAAGGAAGAAGCTCACTTCCCTGATGTAATAGTACCACCCATTAAATCCTGCTGTAAGACTTCTTCCGGTTAATCTTACGGCGGGATTTTTATTTTGTTACATTAAAAACAGGAAAAATGGAAAAAATTTTCAATCAGGTGGTAAAAATAGTCTCCGAGGAAACCGGGATAAACGATAACGATTTAATACATAGCAAGAAAGAGGAATGCGTTGACGCTCGATCTATCTTGATAAATTTATTATCAGAACTCGGTTTTACCGATACTTTAATATCAAGGTACACTTGTTTAACCCGTCAAGGTGTCAACAAGCTCAAGAACACGTTTCACGACAGGAAGAGGAATTCTTTCATCTTGTCAACGAATTATCAACAAATAAGAAACGAACTAGCAACCAATAATTTAATTAGCAACGAGTGATTCCCGAAATTTGTTTCAATCCCGATAGTGGGAGAAATAAAAATAATATATCATGGAAATTATCGAGAAGAAAGTCTACGAGGAAGGCGGGGAAAACCGTCGTTCAACTCGTGAAAGGGCGAATGCCGGGCTCACCTTGGGAATCATCGGTACGGTTTTAGGCGCCGCCGCCTTGTGGGGACGCAACAACGGCGGGATCGGTTCTATCCTTGGGGGAGGGACATCCTTGGCCGGGGGTGGAAGCGTGCCAAGTAACGTGAACATTAACTCTTACGGTGGTGGGGCTACCGGTTGTGTTGCACCCACGCCTTTTCAAGCTTGGGAAAAGGGATGCGAGGACGCTCTCGCTCTCACGAACGAGATGTGGCGATTGAAAGTTGGATCCATGCAAGCTATCTCTGATTCGAGAGAGGTTGACGTGGCGGAGAAATTCGGGCTGTACAAAACGATGGTTGACGCCGATTTCGGGTTGTACAAGTCAAACCGGGATAACATTGACGCCGTTAACAACCGGATTAACGCCGAGTTGTTTAGCTTGTACAAGTACACCCGTGACAAGGACGATGAAACTCGCAAGGAGCTGTGTGACCTTAAAGCACAAGTTGCCATCAGCAACGCCGTTAGACCGTATCAAGACAAGTTGATCCAGTGCGAGATCGAGAAAGCGTTCACCGCCGGCATCAATTACACCGATCGCAAAACGTGCAAGATGGTAGAAGGTGTTGTCGTGGTTCCCACCGAGCCGACCATCACCGGTATCGGGAGCTACTGTTGTTTTCGCAACAACACGACGGGAGGCAACACTCCAGCTTAAACAATCAAGCAAGAGAAGAACTCGCAAGCGTTCAAGTAAAACGAAATTATCAAATCATGCAAGGAAATAACTTTTTCTTCACGGGAGGGGATCCGTTACTGGGTCAATCTCCCGGCTACATGGAATCTCAATTCCAAGAACTAGAGAGGATGCAGGCGGCCATCGAGCAAAAGAAGAAGGCGATGCTTCAAGCCAAGGAGCAGATGTCGAGACAAGAGCAACACCCGAGTCAAAGTCAAACCCCGGTTTGGGACGAGATCGATAGTATCGTGTCCGGGATGACGGACAAGGAATTCGAGATCGTGACGGGTAACGAGGAATTCGTCGAGAGCCAGAACGTCATCACGTCTATCTTGCAAGCGAAATACATGCAAATGATGCGTCCAGTCGTGGAGGGTTCCCCGGAGGGGAAAGACGCCCTTGACAAGCATCTAACGCTTGTAAAAAGGTTGCGCAAGTCGGCAGCCTCGGAGGTTGACAAGGAAATAAGTGATTTCCAAGAGTACAAGGAAAAGTATCCGGACATACCGTATTCGGAGTACCAGAAGATGAAACGTTCAAGCAAGGGAGGTAAAAAATGAAAAAAGAAGACCTTAACCAGTTCAAGGGCGAGGTGAAAGACGCCATTCGCTCGTGGGGAGAAAGCAAGATTGATTCAATTTTCCCCAAGAAGGCTCAAGCGAGGACGTTTTTCAAGAACGGTTTCAACAACTTGTTATCAAGGGAAGATTCCAGGGTGAACAAGTGGTTGGACACCGCCTTCTTGTTTATCGCGAACGAGGATGGAACCGTTGATAGTGATGTCATGATTGACACCCTAGCCGGGTTGTTCCAAGAGATGGACGTTAAAGAATACAAGCATGGCATGATTAAAATGGTTGTCGGTAAGGGAGAAGCCGTGATAAGCCTCCAGCAAAACTTCATGCTTGATATGCTCGTGGGAGATTTGGGCAGCTTGAAATTCACTGTTGCTGACATACAAGAATTAAAAGAGTTTTTTAACGATTAAAACAACAAGTTATGAATGAAGAAATCATCGAACTTAGAGAAGAATTGCAAGATCATATAAAGAGATGCAACAAGTTGCTGAACAAGATCGGGCAAAGCATGGGACAACGTGGCGGTAGCCAAGGTTACGGGCAACGTGGCGGTCAAATGGGCTACCGTGAGAACGGGGGACAATGGAACGGTGGAATGAACGGGGGCATGAACGAGCGTGTTGATCCGTTTTTCCCGGGGTACGACCCACGTTTCATGTAATCAAATGTAGAACGGGGGACGGGAAACCGCCCCTCTTAAATATTATACCATCATGTGTAAACAGGCATTAAGTAGTTTTAACTACATCCCGCAAGAGATGAGAGCGTACCTCAGGAACTACGGGTACTCGTTCTCGAAGAGAGCGTGCGAGTACGCCGTGAGTCAGATGAAGCGAAAGAACAACGCCACCGGGAAACTGGAAAACATAGAGCCGTACTCTAAAGACAAGGCGGAAGAGCTGCTATCCAAGAACGGGGTAACACTGGAGAACAACGTTGGTTACAACTTCGTGTACGTGATGAACATGATTCTCGCTGACCGGTGGAAGTCTAGCGTGGAGGACGAGCTGCACTTGTGTAAAGCGGTGAAAGACGAGATTGATGACGTTGACGGGGTACCGGAAAGCGTGTTCCGTTGCTGGATAACCAAACAAGAAGACAAGGGTATTCCTATACCCTGGGAAGACATGATATGATCCGGCAGGAGTTAAATATCACCGTTAAAGGTAAAAAGTGGCACGTCACCGCTTTTTACCCCGTCACCAGGTATCACGTGAACGAGATCATGCACACCTTGAGGGATCTCGGGTGTGATGGTTATAGCTTGAAGCGGGCGTACATGAACCTAGCAACGGGGCAGGTAAACAACGGGTTAACTTTCAGTAATTTCTTCTCCCGGGAATCCGTGGTCGTGTTCGCAATGTCAACGAGCCCGGAACAATATTTTAACCTGATCGTTCACGAGCTACATCACTTGTCAGTACACGTTGCCGTGGCGAACGGGCTAGACCTTGAAGGAGAAGAGACTTGTTATATTAACGGGGATATAGCGCAAATGATGTTCCCGACCATCAAGAGATTGATATGTGATTGTCACGATAAAGATATAGATGTAAAACTTGAAAAACACGCTCCATGAAAAACGATGCTAATTTAGTGTATTTAATTGACTTGCTGGATAACGAGTGTATCGCCGGGGTCACTGCTATAATCATAGCTGAGATGCTTGCTATCGTTTGAAAGCGGTTAAACAGTTACTTGAAGTGTGGCACGATTGGCGGCGTGTTAGAGGGGCGGGATGCCCCTTTATTTTTGTTCAAGTGTATCTTTTATTGTTTTGAACCATTATAAATAACGTCATTTCATGAAAATATTTGCTTGCATATTTGCAAGCAAACGATATTTGTATTATATTTGTAACATCAAACAATAACAATAAAAGCGGGGGCAACGCTATAAATTCTGCACGAATAACATGGCTACAAAATTCAACCTACAAAATTTTCTATCTCAAAATAGGGAAATTGTTATTTCAGAATACGAAGAATTGAAAAAAGAAAAATTTTTCAACAATATTACATTGAGAAATTTCATGATTCAAGTAATGAATCTCATGGCAATGCAAAATATCAAGAGCGAAAAAAGAGCCAGCCAAATGCTGCCTTATATTTTAGGTGATGTTTATTTTAATAATAGCAGCGTGACGGGCTTGGATATGGCAACTGAAAAATTAAAAAAAATACACGATAACCAACAATGGGATGCTATCATTTAAATAATCTATAAATACACAATTATGAAAGAGTACAGGTTTATATACATGGATTTAGACGGTAATGATTTGGAAGAAAAGAAATTTGATTGTCTAGATGACATCCGGGCAATGGAGCTTGGTGAGGAATTAATGGGCGAATGCGCTATTAATGACTGCTGGGTTATACAGGTAAAACAAGGGTACGATTTGATCGGGAAAGTTAAAAGATGATGTATGAATGATAGAGAAAGAATAGGGCTGCAAATAGCGATGTTACGAAAAGATAAGGGATTGTCTCAAAGAGACCTCGCCGGGTTAACGGGATTGAACTACACGAACATCTGGAAAATAGAGAAGGGGAAATACTCGGTAGGTCTTGATATTTTGAGTAAAATATGCAAGGCGTTAGGTAAACGTGTCGACATCGTTGATATTCCGGGAAATGAAGACGAATAATAAATTTCTACGCTATCTATAATTAAAAAAGAAAGTGAATTAAAGACGGCAATCCTGATTCACTTTCTTTTAGACTATTATCTAATAAAAATAGTTTATAACGTCGTTTCAGAGAAATCTAGCTCGTATACAACCTCTCCATTTTTGTCCTTGCTAAAATAAGCTACCCCGATAAGTTCGGAGAACTGGTAAGCAGTCCAAAAAGGAACCGAAACCTTCCCGTGATCAGGAACCTCGATGGTTGCCCGTAATTTTTCAGCTTCTTCTTTGCACAATCTTTCTAGCATCTCAAAACTATCCGTTCTTTTCCCAAGTTTAATAGAGATTCCAGAGTCAATACTATCATCCTCGATATATTCTTCTTCCATAAATTTTAATTTTAGGTTATTGGCAGTATTTTAAAAGTTCATGTATCACTTTGATGCTAAAATATTTTATTCAGACATCGGATCTATCTCTGGATGCAATTTCAAGTATTCATTTCTTAACTCGATACCCATTAACATAGCAATAGTGTTAATGGTTATATTCGTGCCTTCAAATACTGGATGAGTGTACACGAAATCTTTGATTTTTTTGAAATCTTTATTGTTAGATACACTGAAACATATCCTTGCCGCACAAGAATCAACATCTAATGCTGTTTTGTTTCTCATTTCTGATATTTCAGAATTTAACAAACGAAGTAGAGGTTGCTTGTTGTTTTCAAAGAAATCGTTTGCTCCACTCTCGTTAAATAATTTACGTCCCTTTTCATTTAGTTGTCTAGGGCTATTCATTCTGGTGAACTCATCATAGTCAGCCCCACCTCTTTTTATAAGAAATCTTTCAAGGGTGTCAATTTTAAATAGAGCTTTATTAACCAATTCAATAAGTTTGTCGTGTTCCTTGTCGTTGTCATTATGCATGTTATTGTGCTTATCTTCCCATTTCGTGAATTTTCTTGCTATACGATAACACGTGATGCTAACGATGAAGATGATGGCAAATGTTGGCCAATTATCTACAATATATTGTAATGCAACGCTTTCCATAATATATTATTAAAATTGGTGCGCAAATGTATAATCATTTATCAAATATAGCAAATTTATTTTATTATCCAATGCTACTTTCACATAGTGGTATATTATACGATAGCAAATAACAAAAGTTTATTTGATTATAAATTTAAAATTAGTCTATATAAAAAAGCGGCCCCCGTTTCCAGAAGCCGCTACGTTGCCACCTAACTTGCATCACTCGCCATGCGGCACATCTAGCATAGTACGTCAATTATCACATACAGGGTATTTCTCTAAAACCAGAGCGGGATCCAATGGTATTTCGGCGAGACACCAAATGTCGAACCTCTCGCTGATCACGAGGGGCGAGATGTCGATTATAACTTGTTTTGTTTCGTTATCCATAAAAAAAGTGGCTTAACGTTCGCTGTCAGCAAGGAATCGCCAGAGACCTAACAATCAAACTACTAGCCAAGCCACCGTATAGGAAGCCCAACTAGCTCATTTGATTGTTCAAATTTGAAGCTGGCGATTTCTGCTGAACAATGAACTAGTTCGTAATATTTTCGTGGCACACCTTCACGTGCCGTGGTGCAAAGATATAAAATATTTTAATAACACTTGTCGGATATGAAATTATCCTTCCCGTACTTCGCTATCCAATCCCGCATGATTTTAATTCTATGCTGGGGATAACAAAAAGTGCGTGATTCAATGGAAAACCACAGGAAACCCAATCTTCTCCGGTAGAGGGTTATCACGCTGCCCCTTGTTTCGATCTTGTACACTCTTTTCATTTCGTTTCTCGATCTAATTTTAAATACTTAACATTTACTTCCCACACGTCCCCCTCGTTACCTTCAAAGTCAAGGTACACCGTGCCGTCTTGAAAGATCCCGACCACTTGCATGGGGATAGTTTCTCTTCCATCGGGTGATACTTCTACCACGGTCATTCCTATGTGTAATTGTTCAATGTTCATTTACAATTCTATTTAATTCGTTTTTGGTCTACCTCTTTCTTGAAAAAGAAGTTACTGATTTTCTTTTCACTATCAACAATCATCCCGGTTAACTCCCAACCGGATTGTCCAAGCTCGTTTAACCGTTTCTCGTCAGGTATCATGCCATAACCGAATGTTAACACCTTGTACTCGAATTTTTTCATGTTGTATTGATTATTTTGAGATACTGCCATTTTTTTCTTCTTTTACTTCAATGAATATCACGTCCTTTTCGTCTGACCTATGAAATTTATGACAGTGACTCATGAATTTTCTACAATGAGATGTTTCTGATAAAACGCATCCACGGCAACCAACGTCCATCGATTCCACGCATTTCAGTTTAATTTTCCCGAATTGGAACACTTCGCCTACTTTATATTCTTCCATGATTATTTTGTATTAAGTAAACACCAATCAGATACTGTAATAATCTGACCTTCATCTATTTTGTTTGTAGTCATTTTAACTACCTGCGCCCAAATGTATTCTTGCATAATTATTTAGATTTAAGATGCTTAATTAACTCGTCAGCATATTCTATCGCTCGACTTACATCTTTGTCAATATAATGAAATGGATCAGTACCGGGAATACTTTCCTCTGATATGATTCCGGCTAGAGCATCTTTCGCTATCTCGTACCTGCGTTGCTCCCAGTCAATCTCTTTGCTTTCATGATTATTTGGATTACTGGTTAATTCAAATTCGTAAGCATATACCCATGGGTCAGAATGCCATGTTCCTTTGCCACAGATTTTATCTATCAGCGTGCGGAAGGCCGTCCGATCATCTAAAAACTCTTCTTCTCCGTTTGGAAACATGAAAATTGGTAAATTTGTCATAGCATCAATATTATACTGAATCCCCTCTGCTATAATATCAGAATAAGATATATCCATGAGGCACTCTGCTTTCAATCCCGTTATTTTGATGAATTTCTTCATCATTTCAGGCTTAACGAACATCTTGTTATTCCAACCGGGATGCTTGTACATTAGCTTGCCGTCAATTATCAATTCCATATCGTACCCGCAATCCTTGTAAGATTGGGCGATAGCGATAACTTCTCCTACCTTGTACGGGGAATGTTCAAGAAAAAATTCTTTCTCAAACTTTCTTGTAACTGACATATCAATACCATCTAAGCCAATACTATTGCAATAATCATCGTAATCGTAATACTCGACAATGAGTTTTTCAGGTATTATCCTCCTCGTCATGGTCTTCCTGCCTTCTAACACGGCCTTATCTAGCCCGTATTTAGAGTTAAACATTATCTTTTTCATGATCGTGATTTATGTGATTCATTGTCGTGCATAATATCTACTAACTTTTGTTTTAAATTCCACACCCTCATGCACCCTAGGCGGGCGATAGTTAATTGCTCCTCTAGGAACAACTTTCGACCTCCCGTGTACCATTGTCGGGTATGCCCTCCTAAATTGTGTTCATAGATCGTTCCTTCTTCCGAGAAATACAGGAGTCCGGTAAATGGTATTTCATTTTCAGTTAGGTAGTCGACGACCCTTTCTTTTATAGACCGGGGAACACAATAATACAACTTGTTCACTCTCTCGTCCTTATGCTCGTGAGGCTTCTTGAAGTCAGCTTTGAAATCTTCCCAAGACCGTTTTATCTCGATCTCCGTTAAGTATCCCGATTTGGTCATTACGACCATGTCGGCCTCGTGGTTAAGCAGCCCCCAAGAAACATTGGGGACAAATATATCTCCTCTCTTGTTGAATATACCGCTATTCACGATGGCAAGCTCTATCTCGTCAATCGTTAGTTTCGTGTCCATGATTCAAATTATTTTTTTACTTAATTATTTTATTGATCAATCCATTCAAACTGTCGTAATGCTTTTTAGCTAATTCAATATCAAATGGTTTCATAATTAATTGCTTTATTTCTTCCCGAACAATATATCATAGCATATCCATGTTAAGGCACACAATGATATAATAATTATTACACCTTGCCATACTTGACTAATCTTGATCAAATAGCCTATTAATGCTACCGTGAAAAAAAGCCCCATAACGACGAGGAAAGACACGATAATTTTTGCAATTTTATTCTTCATATATTTCGATTTAGTAATTAATTTACTTTTATTTTGGTCACCTTATTTGTAAGGCGACCAGATATTTATGTTTTGCTCCCGACATGAATGTCGGGAGCAACGTTAATCATCTTTCCTTGTAAATATTACCCTCAAGCAATAGTACACGAATGTTGCCACGCATAGAGCCGTGATCGGGTACTCGTTGAGAAGGTTGAAAAAAATCTCTCATGCGTTTTGCTTTATCTCCCCGTGGTTAGACGGGGAGGGTTATTACATTATCAAAATGGAGTTTTCGTGATAGTAACAATATCATCTTTAGTCGTAACAACAAATGCTTTTTCGTCAGCAAACTGATTTAATAGAGCAAATTGTATATCTTTGTCTTCAATTTTGAAACAAATAGATTCACGGATTTTAAGATTCAAGCATCTTTTTAAAATTGAATTTATTCTATTCCATTCTTTTTCAGTTATAGCACGACCCTTAAGGTTGTAACTAGCGTCAAGGTTTTGTAATAACTTGATTAGGTTGTACGCTTGTATTCTTGATATATTAATACTATCATCGTTGGTTTCAATGATAACTCTCGTACCGTCATAGGTAATTGAAATTTCTTTCTCGTTCATGTTATATTTAATTTATGTTCTGCCTACTTTTCAAAACGCAATCTTTTACAGCGTTAGAAGCAATTAAACTTGCCTTAACGCATTCATTATTTCCTTTTAGGTTATTATTTTTTATGTTTTCTGATGCAAGTTCTTCGGCAAATTTCACGGACATTAATTCTATCCTAGAAAGGTTATCTCTAATATTCGCTTTCTCTGGCAAGTTCTTTTTCTGTCGAATAACATCTGTTTTCCCACCGAACAAGGGGGAATAAATGGCATTAGTACATTGTCGGAAACCATCTTGCTTTACCCCGTGTTTTGCTAATGTAGAAGTAAACGTGTTACGAACAACTTTGCCCTCGAAACGTTCTTGAATCCATTTTTCATCTTTCCCTCTTTTCTTGTACGCTTTAATGTATCGATCGGCTATAAGATCTGGATTCTTTTCTTCCTCCATGCGTTGGAAGAAAATCTCGTTTATTAAAACGTGAAGTTTCGGGTCTAACCATTTTGCGTAAGCAAGAGCTAAATTCTTATGTGCCCATGTACCTCCACCAGATTTCCCTCTTTTAGATTTTAAAACCCCCATTTTTGGGGTATTTAAAATATTACACACCGCGTCAATTAATTCAATCGTGGATTCTCTTTTTTGCCACGTTGACGGATCTTTTTTATTCGGACACCCAGCAGCTTTCCATAAATCGGTAAGACTAAGCATTTCGTTATCCGATCTGACATTACCCAAAATACTATTATGGGTCTTGTCAAACAAAACTAATTCTTTCATGATTAATTTATCGTTAGTAATAATAATTCAATAACTTGCTCGCCACCTTCGCCAGCTCTCGTTTCATTTCCTTGTTCTCCTTTTCAACCTTTTCGAGCTTTGCCCAAGCGAATTGGCCGGACATGATGTTATTGTTAAGAACGGCAAAGATGTTCGTTAATTGTTCCTTGATGGTCCCACGTCTTAACAGGGACAGGCCGGACATATCCCCGGCTTGCTGCACCCCGTATTCTTTCTTTAACATCTTCTCGTGGCCCTTGATGCGTGAATTTACATCATCGCACAATTCTCGAATGATATTGATGATCTCGTCCTCTCTTACAGTTATGCCGGCTAGCTTTCTTTCCATCTCGTTGAAGGCGTTAATATAGGCTTCCTTGAATCGAGCGGCTATCTTTCCGGTAAACCCCATGGCGAGGAAAGTGAAACCGTCACGGGTGATGTAGTACATGGGTTGTTTCTTGTACCCGCCATTTAGTAACTTGCTGTGATATAACGAAAGCGAAAAATTTCGCTCTTGAAAAATGGGACTACAATCAAGTTTTCTTATAGAACTTAACACGTCTTTATGTGGACGCTGAAAATGTTCTGCAACTTGTAAAGATGTGGTTACTACTTTTCCGTCATTTACGGATACGAGATTTTTAGCACACGTGGTGCTAGCATTTGAAATTTGTGTTGCCATACGATATTGAACATTTTGGCATTACAGGCAAGAAAAACGGCTGCCCTGTCCCGTTGTTCAACCATCGTCAGGCATATATAGCATTAACTATATATACGGGGGTAGCAGCCGTAGTACTATGTGGTGACAAGGCATAAAAAATGCCCGCCATTTTTAGCAGACTTCCTCTGCCTGACGATATGTTGAACACCACAAATGTATTTATCTTTTCTGAAATGCCAAAATGAAAATCGATAAAAACAAAATTCACGAAAAAGAGTATTAGAAATAATTATATCTTTGTACCGCATGTTATCAGGAGTACTTACACCTGTTTTAGAGGAGATGCCTGCACGTCTCCTTTTTTTATGCACGTGATCTTTGTTGCTTAGCGTGATCGAAATCCTCTTTCCTTACCTCCGTGCAAGAGATTATCGTAACATGACAATCGTCAGGAATATCATTCCCATCATCCCTTAAACTCTCTCGAACTATTTTACCGGCTAGAACGGCTGTGTAATGCTCGCCTGCAAACATGACGTTGCCGATCATATTATTTACATAGTAACACACGGAGAAGTACCTCCTTTTAGGTTTCATCGCCCTGTAAACTGACCACGTCCCGGTAATGATAAAGATACCTGACACGATCCACTCTCCACCCGGCAGGAAGTATTTTAACACTGACGATAACAAGGCGAGAAACACCACTGCTGAGGATACAACGATAAACGCCTTCAATAAAGTTTCTATTTTCTCTCTCATGATTTTTGTGATTGAAAATAATCTATAATTTCATTTACAGTGGCACGATGAAATTTAGGGGTCGTGTTATCAGGATCTAAATAGTATTTATCTACTAAACATTTAAACAAGCTACCCTTAGGTATATACGCACCTTGATTAACCCAATGTATTTCTTCATCATGCACGAAATACTGATCCTTGTCGGTATCATCCCTCATTGCGGCGAGGGCGAGAAAGAGCAACTCGTTGTCCCCGCAATCAATTAGCTTGCACTTCCCAGATTTTACCTCGTCCGCGAATATGTCTAATTCTTCATAGTGAACAGCGTGAATATCTCCTTCTACAGCCATCAAAAACACGGCGGTTGCTCCCTCTGCGCAATGGCAAACCTGGTATCCCATCTTTTTCAATTTGCCTCTTAATTCCGGGGTATTCTTTCTTATAAAGCACTTTGTCGTGAACATGACTATTTTATTTTATCTGAATAAAAATCTATTATCTCTTTCAACGTGTCACGTGCTTTCTCGGCGCATCTCCTGTTAGAAAGATTTTCGTTATCCTTGTTCGAATCGTACACGTTATAAACTTCTAAAAACAAAGTATTTAGCAGCTTGCATTGATCTAATAGATTACAATATCTCTCTTTATTAGTACCATCATCACTGATAGGAGTGATATTACCGATCAACTTGCGTACCACATAGTAAATATCGAAATAATTCATTGTTATTGTTTTGATTGTTCAACTTCCGTTATCGAGTTCAGATCGTACACGTTGCATTTAAGCAGGTGTACCAGCTCTATGTTAGCGTCGTAACACAGGCTCTTGAACTTGCAATTATCACAGTCGGTTTGTCTCTTTTGAACCGTGAAGGTGACGGTTTCGGGTTCCGGTTCGTCTATCTTTATCTCTTCCCATTCATCAACGATGAATCTACCAAATATCGAATCGTTATCGGCGAAGTGAATGATCCCTGTCTTCGGGTACACGAAGTAAACTACTGTTAAAGAATCACCCTTTAAATTGTTGGCATTTTTACCTCCCATGGAGATTAACTTGTCGATCACCGCCTTCCCCTTCTTGTTACCCCGTATGTAATAATGTTTTTCTTTTTCCATGATCACTTTCTCTTTTTAGCCAGCTTTCGCTTACCTGAACATTTTTTTTAACCCGCTGTTTACAGCTTCCATTTTTGTTTGATCCGATGGATGCACGTAGATGTCCATCGTTGTGCTTATATCGGAATGCCCTAGTAGCATTGAAACTGTTTTCACGTCAACCTTATTCTCTATAAGCGTGGTAGCGAAAGTATGACGGAGCCCGTGGAACTTGATACAATGATCCAGTTTTACCCTTTTTAATATAAAATCACGGTAATAATTTCTGAACGTGCGTGGTTCCGTGAACTTGTTAGAGCAAGTACACACGTAGTAATCAGGGTTGCATACCGCGGAAAATTTCTTGATTATTGGCATAACGTTTTTCATGATAGGTATGTACCTGTCAGACGATGATGTTTTTGGAGGTCCTATTTCGATTCTTGATTTTTTATCATGATCGCTGTCGTTGCCATCCATCATGTATATTCTTCCCAAAGTTTTACTAACGTGGATGGTCTTGTTGCTAATATCTATGTCACTCCATTGTAACGCGCATATTTCACCTATTCTCATCCCGGTGCAAATTGTCAACAGTATCCCGAGGTTGAGCGGTGAAGGGTTTTCAAGAACGTAATCCACAATAGCACGATATTCTGACGGCGTGTATCTTTCTATTTTTGTCGCTAAAATCTTGTTCTTGGTTGGCCATGTCATTTTCCAGCTCGTATCAGGAACTATTATATCAAGTTCATCCGATGCAAACTTGATAAGCATCTTTAGAACTATGAGTATATCAGAACAATATTTTTTTGATTTCCCGGAATCCATCAATTTATAGATAAAAGGGATTATCACCTTCTTGTTTAACGTTTCCACGTCCAAGTTCCCAAGTACTGGGTCTATGATGTTAACGTATAGCATTTTGTAACAGCTTAACGTGGATATTTTCACTTGACGTTTTTTAAACGGCACCCAAGTGTCGTACACTTCTCTAAGTTTCATTTTTGAACTATTTTCATGTTAGCACTAGCTTTAATTATTTCCGAGAACGCCAGGGTGTCATCCCTCTGGTTCAGTAATATGTATTTTTGTTTTATCTCGTTTTCAAGCACGTCCCCGTGATACACGTACCCCATGATTCCACGAATCGACAGGTTCAGTAACAGGATCGGGATAGATCTCGATGACAACTCCCAGCACGTTACCATGTGTTGAGACGGGAAATATTCCCACGGGATCAACTTGTTGCAACGCTGCCACCAGTCTGCTATTATCATAGAACCGTTCCCGGCGGTTGGCTCGTGAAGGTGCCCATGTTGTCCGGTTAATTCCGAGCATAGAATTCCTAGAGAATTGGGCGTGAAATCTTGTTTTTTCTGTTTTCTCTCGGATAGCTCGCTCTCGTATAATTCCTGGAACCAATCGTGAGACATATCGTAATTGTTCAATCTAATTAATTCCTTGTATACATCGTTTCGGTCGTTTAAATCACCCTCTATAATTTTTGTAACGGCATCAGGAAGATCCCTTAGATCCTCTATGCCGAAAAGTTTAAACACGTCTTCTTTTTTCATAATATTCCAGGTCTTTTTTTAATATTTTCTTGATCAAGGTTAATGATCTTGATATTCTAGCATCCACGTTTCCTTTACTAATCGATAATATTTTAGCAATTTCCGTGTTCTTGTATCCCTTGTATCTCATCTCTAGTATCTCCCTGTCTCTCTTCACGGGTAACAAGTCGTAAAGGGGAAACTCGAAATCCTTGTTGAAAAAATACGGGTCGTAATCAAAACACGATAACGAGCATCTCTTTTGAATAAAATCTTTTACTCTTTGTTTGCAATACCACACCCACGTTACGAGAACGTCTTCACAATCCCTGTTGCATGTCACGTGAATAAAAGCGTCTTGAACAATATCTTCTGCATCTTCCTTTGATAAGTTAAACGTCCTTGACAAGTATAACCGTACCCGTTCAAAATGTGATTTATACAATCCAGCGTACATGCCCATTTTGCTTGATGATATGACTTGGGAGGCCTCGAAAGGTAATACTAAATTATCTAACGAGTAATCAAGCTTGTTGCCGTTCTTGTAGCATGGCCTGACATCAAGCCACTTGCCAATCACGAACGAGTTGTACAGGCATTGCGCCACCGTCACTTGAATTTCACGGTGTTTCCCGGTTGATAGCTTGACGAATTTCTCGGACGAAGGACGCCTCACGTGTTCCTTTTGAATCACGAATCCTTTCCCGCTAATCGTTTTAGCAAAGAATACTTTCCCGCTGATCGTTATATAATAACTCTTGTCACTTGAATCCATGGGATAAGGAATTTGGGCCGTTTTTTCATTTGTTATCTTTTCGATAAAAGATTGAGCTTCATCCACGTGATTTATAAAATATCCTTTTTTTGTGTCCATGGTCTCTAGCCAGCTTTCGCTGGTATTCTTCACTTAATTTCTTGTTACGCTTGTCTGTTTTAATATCTCGTGAATCTTGTTCATCTTCTTGTCAATGATCGAGAAGGCCGTGAATATCTCGTCGCAATTATTCAAGTCTATATCCACCTCACCGTAAATAGAGGCGAAGTAACCGGTGAATTTCTTCGATTCGAAGTTTATAGCCTTGATGTTAACGTCATCCAGGCAAACGTCACGCATCATAACCTTGCTCATGATCCTCGATACCTTCTCGTCATTCATGATCGAGTAGCCGGAAAGGACGTTGATAATTGACGCTCTCGCTATGCAAGTGACGTGATCCTGGTTATCGATGAACTTCTGCACGTATCTCTTGATCGAGTGAAATAATATCTTGATGTCGTTCCCGAACTCGTCATCAAGCGTGTCAAGGTTACTTGTCAACTCTCTCTTTGAAGATTCAGTTATGCAGACCGAGTCGTACATGATTGACTTGTACTTGTCAATCCGGCGTTTCATCTCGTTTAACGATCCCTTGAACCCTTGCCGGTACAGGTTAGACCGTTTCGTGTCGTTGATCAACTCTAATATATACCCGTCGATCGTGTCAGCGACGATCAAGCCGGAATAAATATACTTTTTCCTGTTATCCAACCCCATGACGGAGATCGCGTCAATCCCGCTTCTCGGGACTACTACCGGGATCCTAAACTTGCCTGGCTTGATATTTATCGTTGTTCCCATGTTAATCCATTCTTTTAAAATACCTTGATTTAAACTCCCTGGTGTGGATGATCGAGTTCTTCATCCGCTCTTCCGTTTTGAAAAAGTAGGTGGCGTTCCCATCCTTGACCCGGAACTCACCTAGTTCCGGTGCCTTGATCTTCTTCTGTTTTATCGTTTCACTGTCACGCCGGGCCAGTTCCTTTGAATTCTGGAAGTCCGGGTGTTCTATACCGTTTGCTGTCATGATATGTTATTAACTCTTCTTTATGAATTACTTTCTTCTTGATTCCCCGGTTAAAGAGATAACGTTGTAAATCTTGAACCTGTCAACCAATCTACTCTCGAACGTGTTTTTAAAATCTTTCACGCTCAAGTTGCTGGTTAGATGAGTCCTTTTCCGGTGATTTTGAAAAATCTCGTACCTGGCGAAAAGAAATTCTTCAACGATAGACCCCATGTCTGTACCGAAACTTTTTTGCTTGCCCAGGTCTATCCCGATGTCGTTAAGGCACACGTTCATGGGATTTCCTTCAAACCCGGTTGCACCGGTCTCGTTGTACGTGTACCGGTCTATGTTTCCGTTTAACTTGTAATGATTAGCCATCTGGGTTAGACTGATGTTATAAAACTGGTTCGGGTTTCCCATGATTCGCAAGTAATCAGAGAATATTTGCATTATCATGGTCTTCCCGGTTCCCGGTGGGCCAACTAGAAGGATATTCTTGTGTAACTTGTAATCCTTGTCCGGGAATACCTCAAGAGCCTTCTTGCTGCCGTTGAAATAATACGTTAGGAATCTTAACACGCTCTTGTTGTGTTCATCAACGACAAACTCTCGAAATTCGCTTCGACAGTAATTGTTTCCAAGCTCGCAAATGAATTTAGCGTGTTCATCGTAAACCCTATCATTCTCTATGGTTTCCTCAAAAGCCAGTTGAATAGTCTTTCTGTGAGAAATCGCTTGAATCTCGAAGCTTTGAATCAGGTCTTGAATCGAGAACGACCGTGCTGTTCTTGTTTCCATACTCTTTTTCTTTTGATTGCCAATTTCTAACCGCCGCTTGCCAATCTTTCATTTTAGTTCTGCCTACCATCCACCCGTTAGAAGTATAATAGTTCACGAATTTCCAAGGGCTTATCGTGTACCCGTTCTCCTTGCAATAAGCTGAAACGTCATCAACCGATGGAGGGGTGAAATTCTTTCTTTCTTTTTTGCCGGAACTTTTTTCTTTCTTTTTCACGACTTTTTTAGGGGGATCTTTTTTATCCACCTTTCTAGTTTGTTCTTCCAAATTCTCTCCCGGTGGGGATAAACAACCACTCTCTATATTTTCTTGTTTAGTTTTGTTTAGTTTATCTCTTGTATCAGCATCCGTGTCAACATCCGTATCAGCATCCGTGTCAGTATCCGTGTCAACATCCGTATCAGCATCCGTGTCAGTATTTAACACGGTTGATAAACTATACAACGTGCAACCATCTAAACTTTTCGATTTTTTTTGAGGTGCCTTGAAAGAAATTAAACCAAGTTGGGCGAGTAAATTTTTAGCAGTTCTAACCGTGTTGACTGATATACCTAACTGGATAGCGATATACCTGTCGGAATGTCTAAACGTGTCCTTCCAGCCTAATGAATTGTTTATATTCAAAAGATAAAAATACAAAGCGGTCGCATTACAACCGATAGGACGCTCGTTATTGCATTGCCAAAACTTTCTAATTTGCTCGATGTAATTCATATCACAACTCTTGTTTCTTTTTCTCCATGAACTCTATCAACCCTTCAACGATCTTGTTAGGTTTAATCGTTGTCTTGCTCCCGTCCTCCATCACGAGAACAACTCTTGTTATTTTTACTTTCATATCGATTTTAATTTATTCTCTCTCTCTTCTTTTTTAGCGATATATTTCGCGTACTCCTTGCACACGCTAGGACGTGTTTTATTGCAATTCCACGCGCTTCTTGAACTGTAATGTTGACAATGCTTACGAGTACACCATTGGCCGGGACAAAGATGCTTGCGAATCAAATCTACCGCTTCATAGACACGATGATAAGATCTTTCACTACTATCGTCTATGATACTGCTACTTGCAATAATCGATCTTACAAGTATTTCATCGTTAGTATCGTTCGATCGGAAACCTATTTGTTTTTTTGTTCTTTTTTTGCAATCTAGATAAGTGGCTAGTAATAAGCGTTGCGGCTTTCCTAATTTCTTTTTCATATTGTTTATTTTAATCTTTAATCAATTCCTGTATTCTCGCCAGCTTGATCCTTAACATCGTTATCTCGTCCATCGCTGCATCGAAAGCGTTAGCCAGCATCTCGTAAGCTGTCATGCTAACAAATTCTTCTTCACGTTTTACCGTCTTGAATTTCACTTCTACTTCTACCGGGATCGTGATTTTCCCGGCGTGGTTTTCTCTTTTCTCGCTCATGTGTATTTTTATTTAATTTGTTCTACTTTTTCAATTGCTAAAAAAATTTCATAAACTAATGGTGCGACCATTGAATTACCTAGAGCCTTTATCGATTCTTGTCGCCATCTTGAGCGTGTTTTTTCACATTCCTCGATAATCTTCTTAGTCGCCAGTGCAATTTCATGTGACAAGTCGCACATAGTGTCTCCAAATTCTCGGGTGAATTGTTCTTGATATTTTTGTCCCAATGGTGAACTTGTAAATGTTCCGTGCTTCCGCAAATAGCACAATATTCTTTCAGATGTTTCCTTGCTAAAGCATGAAAGCATTTCCTGTCCCGGTTCTGGTCGTTCATCTTTCGATGCGCGCTGCAAGATTTCGAGCAATATATCCGGTTCTGGAATCTCGTATAATCTTCCAATCTTTCCCCGAATCTCTTTCTCTTGAAATGCTTCCCACACACGGGGCAAATCTTCTCTTCTGATATATTCTTTAATGGCATCATAAACTTCTTGATTTATATATCTAGGTACGATATTGGAAATCCCATCATATCGCTTACGAACAGGGGATTGAGTTGGGAAGTTTTGCCATCCTGGGAAAAATAACTTGGGAGATCGTTCGTTCCTAGATTCCTTCCCTTGCGAATAATCGTCTCTCTCTTCGCCGTCCCCTTGTAGTTCGACACAACTGGTGTCGGGAGTAACCCGCTCGTTGCCATGTCGTTCAAGTCCATCGTCCGCCCTTGTTCTCGCTTCCTCTGCCACCTCTCGCTTTCCATCGTTGACCCGTTCTTGAAATCCAGATTCTGAGGGGTTGGTAGAAGTCCGAATTTCGCGCCAGACGATAGATTGTTTAATTTCTTTCCAGTCCGATCTTTCAGTCTTTTTGCCTGCTGTTCCGGGTGTTCTATAACTTCCATCGCTCTTGGAGTGGGGAGTAGATCCTTGTAGACCATCTCCGGCAACCCCTGTTGCTCGCTGTTGGGTCCCCGTCTCCTGTAATCCTGCGCCATCGGTGTCGGTAACATCATCCCTTCTTGCCAGAAACCACACCCGGTCTCTCCGGTGGGGAGCTCCGACGGCACAAGCCGGTATAACAACTGGTTGGACTGAATATCCGATTGACGCGAGGTCGATTCTGATTTGCTCAATAACGAACCGTTGTCGTTTCTCGTGAAACGTGTAATTCTCTCCGCAAACGTCCGTGTAACTTCCCACTTTAGTCTCCTCGCCGGGGAGTACCATCGTGATGATTCCACCAACGTTTTCACCAATAAACCAAGTGGGTCTAACTTCGCTGATGACACGAAGCACCTCCGGCCAGAGGTAGCGGTCATCTTCCGCTCCATTTCGCTTTCCGGCGCAACTGAACGGTTGACAAGGGAAACCTGCCGTGAGGACATCAACTCGTCCCCTCCATTCTCTGAAATCTTGCTCGAATATGTTTCCATAATGTATAGCTTTAGGGTAATGATGTTTTAATACTTTGTTGCAGAACTCGTCTATCTCGCAGCTAAACAAGTTTTCCCATCCCATCCACGTGGCCGCGAGTTCACAGGCACCGATGCCGGTGCAAAGGGAGGCGTGTGTCATAATTCTATCTCTCATAATTCACGCAAGTGATGTTGTTGTTTTTACAGTTAGGTTGCGGGCAAAACCTGTACTTGCACTCGATCAAGTTGTACTTCCAAGCTGAATGATGAATACAGGTAAGGCAATCCGTTGGAGGGGATGTATCGATGATCACTATACCACGATCCGGTGGGTTAGAGGGTGGTTTGGGTGGTCTGGTAGGACGTTTCATCGTGCCTTTATTTTAATCGGCAACCCGGCATATTCCCAGGCGATCAAGCAAGAATCACGACAATCCTGCGATTGTCGCTTGTCTAAACCGCCCACGATGTAAGATAATTCCTCGTGTGTTATCTTGCCATCGGTTCCTTTCCAACACTTTCTTAACGGCATTATCTCGTCGACTTCAAGACCATAATGCCTTGCCATTTCAGCTATTTTGCGTGCCACCTCGTGATTTCTTCCGGTGCTATTCCCGGTTTTTGCGGCCGCAGCAATACTTCTCGTGTTCGTGGTATGCCAGTTTGATTGTCTTTTCCATCCTGCCTCGATAACCACGATCACGTTTTCCCCTTTATCCACGAACTTTTTTTTCATGTATTGCAGGTAATCCATTAGATCGGGAAAGGATAATGACGCTATATTTAACATTCTAGTTTCAACGTGCAATTCTGTCACGCCGCTCTTGTTTACATCCGGGTCTATACCGATAACCCTGTCGTATTTTGTTTTCATGTTTAGTTATTTTTAATTAGTGGTGGCAGCAGGATTTGAACCTGCAATGCTTGGCAATCTTCACGTCTTTGCGTGGAACGGGAATTAGGTTTCGTTTTACTGTGATACCCCGTTTTCATAGTATCGCAACCAAGTCTACTAAGAGTTGTCAGCGTCTTCCAATTCCGCCATACCACCAGATGCCCGGAAACCGGGAGATGTTTATAATGTCATGCAAGGCATGATCAAGCCAACGCAATTTGTCGAGTCAATATCGTTATCCTCGCAGATAATACTTTCGTTTACACCCTTGAAAGTGAATTTTAATTCTCGCCTATGATACAACGCCTTATTCATGATTTCTACCAGCTTGGTATTGATCGATATTTGAGGGGTGGGAACGGTAGATAGAGCGGATTTCTCTTCAACCAGTTCTTTCGCCTTCGGGTATTTTAACGAGCTGTCCGTGTTGAAATAGAAAAAGGCTGTGTTATTACCCTTCTTGCACTGGATACCCTCTTCGGATATGTCGATAACATCGTACTTGAGAATTTCCTTGTAAGCGTCTTTATGAAGCAATTTGCCGTTAAGGATCTGAATCTGCTCTTGCGAGATGGACGAGCAAACGGATAAATCATTTTTCACCAACACGTGAGCGTCTGAAGCGTAAGCGAAACCGTCTTGGAAATAAATATATTCCATCACTACCCTAAGATCGTCAGTAGCGCAAGCGAGGTGCATCTGTAATGATTTGTTGAAGTTTACTCTTCTAGTGTCTTTATTAGCCATGATTATAGTGTTTATTGTTTTAATATTTTAATCTTTCCAATCACGTCCATGCCCCGAAGGACAAGGTGTTCATTATCTTCCTTGCCAGATGGAGACAACTCCCAGCAAGTGGTTAACACGTGCTTGTTGATTATCCTCTGCAAGACTTTCATGTCAGCCGGGTAAACTATCTCGTTCACCTTGTTGCGGCCGAGGTTTATTAGCTGTACTTTCATGTGTTATGTCCTTACATCTTTCAAGTTTCCTTTTTAATAACGTTGCCTTTCTTTTGAATTCAAGCTCCCGAACAGACATCCCCGTCACGTGTTCGGGTAACGATTCAAGGAACTTGATCAAGTTGGCGTGTAGGGTGTTGGGGATGGATTTCATCAGAAATTGATTAAGTTTTTCACGAACTCTTCTTCATCTATATGCCGGAGAAACGTTTGGAATAACACTCTCTTTACGTTATCGTACAAGTCCATGAACTCCGCTTCATCCATCTTGTCGAAGGCGATAGACTTGGGAGCCTGTGACCACTCTTTTTTGCCGATCAAGTAAACCGGTTCATACAACCCTGCCGCAATCTCTACCGTTTTCCGGAAAGCATCCTTGTTATGATGAAAAAACTCGACAACCTTTTCGTTCTGGTATTCCCAAGCACAGTTGATCAAGGCGAAATACTTTTTGTGAAATTTGAGATTCCTCGCCAATGTGATTTTAGCCTTGTACGTTTCCCCTATTTTTAGCTTTTTCTTCTCCTCGTAGTCTTCATCGTAACATGGTTTCAAGCCGCTTGTCGTGTTAAGCAAGTAAAGTTCCATGATCAGAAGGGTAAATCATCTTCATCTTGCGGGATGTTATCCAACCCTCTACCGTTGCCTTCTTCCTTTTTCATCCCGCCTTGAAATTCAAGCTCGTTCATCACCCATATCGTCAGGGTTGAAACGATGTCACCGTTCTTGTTCGTGTAACCGGACGTGGTCGGTTTGCCTATAACTTGAAGCCGGACACCCTTCTTCAAGTAAGGTGTTAATTTCCCGTCCTTGTCGTACTTCACGACATCAACCCATGTCGTTCGTGATTCTCCTTTTACTTTTTCTGTTATGGCGATGGAAAAACAAGCGTAGTTATTACCACCGATCTGTTTCAACTCGGCATCCTTGCCGATGTTTCCTGTTGCTATAATTTTTATCATCTCACTGTCGCTTTTATGGTTGTTAAACTTGATCTTGATGGCGGGTAGAGGGTGTTGACTTCCCCGGTTTCCTCGTCCACGATTGTAACACCTTCCGGGGGCAGGGTTTTCAAGTACTTTTGACGGGCTTTTATCTTCTCGTCAAGTTCCTTTTTCATCAATTCCAGTTCCGTGATTACCCGGTCTTGACAACCGGAGTAATCGAACTTGACACCCGTCTCGGATTGAACCAGCGTGACACCCTTGTAATCCACCTCTCTAGTGCCGTACCTCTGGTACTCTCTCGTTACCGATTCTTTCACGGTTTCAGAATCCAGAACGGAATCTATGATTTTCCCCGCTTTCTTGAGGTTAACGTACAGGTCCATCGGGGATATTTCCCCGTTTTCTACCGCCTCTATCATCGAGTTGACGTAGTGGCTTACCGGTTGTGTTATTGTCGTGATTCCGTCCATGGCTCGTTCGCTTGATTGGTTCGTTTTTCAAATTCACCGAGGGCGTTGCAAACCCTCTTTATCTCGTCCTTGGTGAGGATGTAGTTGGCTTCAAGAATCTTGAAAGCCGTTGCCGTCGGGTCTTTTTGTTTCTTCTTTACCTCGGCATCGTGAAGCGATTGAAGGAAATCGTCTTTTAACAAGTCATCCACCGGGATAGCTCTTTTACCCTTCGAGGCGGACGGGGATGTTCCCGTTTGGGAGACACTCTTTTTCTCGTTTGATTTTCCCTTGTCCTTGAAATTAAAATCGTTCCCTTGACCGGCGTTAGCGTCGTCATCATCATCGGCACACACTCCAAGCATGGATGACAAGGCGTAACGCTTCGTGTAAGTTATCGTGGACCCGATCCCTTGAGGCGTTTTTTCACCGGTGATAAGCAGTGTCGAGCTTATCCACTCCCCGGACTCGTGCATCAAGATCGTTGTCACGCTACCGTTCTCGTTAACGAGCTGGGTGTACGATAACCCCTGTTCGGAGAGGGGTCCCTTGACCTTGTCTATGATGTTGGCAAACGTGGCGTAACGAAACTTGTATTTCCCGCCACTTTTCGTTTGCACCTCGACTTCCCGGTCAAGGTCTATTTTAGGCACGGACGCTTGAAATCTTGACATGGCAGCCGCTAGCTCTTTTATTGTTTCAGATTTTTCCATATCTTTGTGTTTAAATTAATTAATAATTGACAACCCCCGGGGAGTCGAACCCCGGTAACGTGACCCGGCACGGGTTGTACGCTGGCATAATGCACCTTTGACGTGCGACTTTCGCCACTCCCGGAGTGTTGCCCGGAAGTTCACCAGCCCCGCTCGACTATGGCGGTATATGTTATAGTCTACCAGTATTTCAAAGAACTTAACCGCTATCGTTCAAAGGAGGCGGTTTCTTTTTTTAGTGGAGAGGATGGAATCGAACCATCGGCAAATTGTGGAAGGTGTCGTGCGCAAAGAATTGAAGGTGCCAACGCCAGTTCTCCCCGTGTGCCGGGACTTCCACCCGGCCGTTTTTAATTACCAATACATAAAACCTATTTTTCAAAAAAATCCTTTAAACTTTTATTCCCGTACTCTCCTTCTGTCAACTCTATCATTTCTGAAATCTTGTAACTGTCTTTCTTTTCTTTAAGTCTGTTTTTAATGAAATTACGTGTCCCTGACGAACAAGCTCCAGTTATTACTCTATAGCATTTAATCGCTTCGTCAACAGGAAGAGTGTCATCAAGCGTCAAGCGTTCGTAATCACTCTTGCGACGGTCAGAGATTTTATACATCAAATCATCTTTAGCTTCTTCAAGAGTGTCACCATGTGCCCAATTCCCGTTCCCGTCCGTTATCAAGTACTCAATTTCTTTTCTCGCTATCTTGCGAACCCTATACACGTTGTGTCTATTGCTGACAACTTCCGTTAGAATTCCATCCCTACATATGTATTTTCCATTGTCCCATTGCAAGTCAGGTGTTGGTATATTAGGAATATTTACATTTGCTCCAATGTGCTTAGTTTCACTACTCAAGTCAAGGTAACCGCCTACCGTCGGGTTGAAGCCTTCAGGGATGGAAGTGAGGCTACTCAAGTCAAGGTAACCGCCTACCGTCGGGTTGAAGCCTTCAGGGATGGAAGTGAGGCTACTCAAGTCAAGGTAACCGCCTACCGTCGGGTTGAAGCCTTCAGGGATGGAAGTGAGGCTACTCAAGTCAAGGTAACCGCCTACCGTCGGGTTGAAGCCTTCAGGGATGGAAGTGAGGCTACTCAAGTCAAGGTAACCGCCTACCGTCGGGTTGAAGCCTTCAGGGATGGAAGTGAGGGTACTCAGGTAAAGGTAACCGCCAATTTCTTCACTACCATTAAACTGCCTTTCTGTAATCCCTATTTTTTTGCAAAATTCTTTCTTGTTCAT